GTTTGGCCTACTCTAAAGTTGACTTGTGTTGTTTTTTGCGTTGTACTTCCACTGCTTTCAACTGCTGTTTGAGCTGCTGCTGGTACGTTATAATGCTGAATGTTACCACCGGCTGTAACCGATGCTGCTGCTGAAGCTGCTGTAGCTGCATTGTTTGCTACATGTAAACATCCCACGTATCTAGTGTGTAATCTACCTTGTTCAGTCCAGATAATTTGATCTGAAGCAGAAGGCATTTCTGCTGATACCATACGTAAAAAAGCTCCGATAGTTCTGTTTCCGTATCGTTCTACTTCTTTCTCGTATACATCAGGTAAAAATTGTTGTCCCCATTGTGAAAAAGCTGCATCTGTAAAATTAATATAATTTCCAGCATACATTGCTTTAGTTTGGGTTGGTTGTAATGGTGCGGGTATACCGCCTGTAAAAGCCATTTGTTTTGATTTTAAGTATTATTATTTATTTCCATTTTTTAATTCGCAACTTATTAGGATTATCATTATTGTTTGAAATAGCTCGTATTCCAGATGTATTATTCTTTGGCATTGAAGAGTTATCTTTTCTAGGATCCATATTTATATTTTTCGCTTTTTTCGCACTTTCACGTATAGCATCGGCACGGCCTTGCTCGTAAAAATGTCCAGCTATTTTATCTGCGTTTGTTGCAGTAAATAAAGATTTATGATAGTTAGCTACATCTTTAACTTCACCTTCATCATTTAAATGAGAAGATATCCAATTATTAATAGAATATTGATATTCTTTTACCTTTTGAGGGTTTTCAACTTTATAACGATATTTGTTTTCGCCAACCTTAAAATCAAAACCTTTGAAATCTTTGTCGAAAACTTTATCCGTGTTAAGTTTAAATCTTTCGACTTTAACCTCGCTGTCGGCTTGTTGTTGCTTGAAATTATCGTAATGCTCAATTGCTTCGCGTTGTTCTTGAGGTATATCATTTTGCTTTCTTAACTTAAGATCAGCATAATATTTCTCTTTACTAGAGTTGAAATGGTTTTGAGCATTAAACAATTCTTCTTTGAAAGCTAATTGCTTAGCTTTTATTTCTTGCGGATCATCCGCGTCTCCATCATATCCAAAATTTTTGTTTAATAAAAATTCTACATCATCTGAATCAAGATGGGGTTTGCTTTGTTTATAGTATTCTCTTAATAAAGTAGTGTTGTCCATCTTAGAAACATCGCGATTGAGACTAACATAGTCTTCAACTGTACCGCCTGTTTCTTCCATAAATTGAACTAATTTATCTATATTTTCTGGTAAAACTTGTACTTCTTTTACCAATTCACTTTCTTTGACTGAAGCAACAGGTTCAATTGTTTCTTCAACTTCATTATCTTTTATTAATTCTAATGGAGAATTTGGTACATCAGCTATTTCTTCTTCTTTAGTTTCTTCTTCACTGGATTCGACCCGTACTTCGCTGTCCACTTCTTGGCTATCTCCGGATGTTTCATCCACAAGTACCTCCTTTGTTTCTCGCTCTTGAATGGCATCTTCTTGTGCTTTTAAAGGTTCATCTAAATTTATTTTGTATACACCATCGTCTTGTAGGCCAAATTCTTTGTCTACTTCTCCTTTTTCAACTGCTTGTTCTAAAACTGTTTCTTCCTGATTTTGTTGATTAACATCAGCATCTGGCATAACTTCTACTTGTACTTTTTCTTCCATAATATAATATAATAATTAATGTTTTTTATCTTGGCTCAAATCTAGATAAATCTATTCCACCTAACACATCATTACCTTTTGATTCAAATGACTTTGATGGTTTGTTAGTATCTGGAGGACCTGATAAGCTTGCTGTTGAGGTTTTCATTGCCGCAACATCTTTTTGAGTTTCACTTTGTTTTTCTACTAATTCTTTTTGAGCTTGTAATTCTAGCTCTTTTAATTGAACATTTAATTCATATTCAAATTGCATTAGCTCTCTTTTTGTTCTAGCTTCTACTTCAAGTTTTTTAATTTCAAATTCAATATCAGCTTTTCTGTATTGTATTTTAGATTCAGTCTTAACTTGTTCGGCTTGAGCTTTTGCATTTTCAACAACTATTTGAGCTTGACCTTGAGCCTCTGCTTGTGCAGCACTAGCCGCGGCAGCTTGCTGTTGATCAACTTGTTGTTTTTTTATTCTTCTGTATTTTAATAATTGATTTGCTAATTGTATGTTTTTTATTTCTCTAACATCTATAGCGTCTTCTAAAAATATACTACCTTGACCTAATGCAACTTGTATGTTGGCTTCTAATAAAGCTTTTTCAGATTCATCTGGAGCTAACTCTATAAATATTCCAAAATCATGCAAGTGCATATCTTTCATTTCTTCTAAAGATCCAACTGAAAATGGACCAATAGCACTTATGAAAGATTCTTTTGTTGGATGGTATTCTAAAACATCTTTAAATCTTAAAGCAATACATTCAGCTAATCTAGTTGTTATAGACATACTACTATCAAGTATATGTCTTGTTGCTACATTGCTATTAGCTGCGGCTAATTTTTGCACACCAACTAAAGCTTTTGGATCTGGATCAGAACCATCTCTAGCTTCATTCAATCCAGTGATGTCTCGCATCATTTGAATATATTGATTGTAAGCACCTACTAATATTTGTACTTGTCCACCTCCTCCACCAGGAAGTTCTGTTATAGGTACTTTACCTAGATTTTGCTCTCCATCTACAGTTAATGATCTACCAATTATAGAACCTGTTTGGAAATACATGTTTAATGCTTCTTGTGGATTGTAATTAGTACCATTACCAAGATCTATTTCAGCTAAACCATCAGCATCTAAATAAACACCTGAAGGTGTCATTTTTTGAATAGCTTGTTGCATTTTTAAATGCGTAAGCTGTATTAAATCAGCATATGGCATCATTTTAGATACTAAAGAATCTATAGAGCCTCTGTATATTCTAGGAGCGCTAACTATATAATTCATTAAAACTAAGCTAGAATTAGAATTTGGACGCACCATGTTTGATGCTTTTTTCCATTTCAACAATTCATTAGATCCTAATATTAATACACCTTCATAAACAACCTCAACTGCTTCTGCTACTTTTTCAAATCTAGATCTTTGGTCTTTTGGCGGATCAAAAGTGTCATCTTTTTTAATAGCTTTATTTGCTCCTGAAGATGTTTCTTTTATTTTATATACGTTGTTTTCCCAAGTTTTCCAATTGAAATATAATACTGAAACAATATTGTCATCGTTATTGTTTTGAGCATTAGTGTTATCATTGTAAGAAGTCCAGTCATAACTTTGTTTTGCAAGTTCTCTAAATTCTTCATTAGATTTTTCAGGAAACTCTTTTTTAAGTTCATTTAATTTAACTCTTTTTACTTCACCAAAATAATAGCAATCACTAAAATCAGGATCTTCAGTATAAGACCAAATTAAATTAGCTGGATCTACATAGTTTAATTTTATTCCATCAGTGTTGTTGAACGTACATTTACCAGCTCCAATACCTATTGTTGCTATATCGTAATCAATACGTTTTTTAATGTCTTTATATTTGTTTGTTAAAAAAACATTATTAATAGCTTGTTCTTCAGCTATTTCTATACCTTGCTTATAATTTAACTGCATGTATAGCTGAAACTCTTCGCTATTTAAAGGTAGTTGATCTTCTGGAACAGTTCTAGGCGCTTGACCTAATTCAGCTTCCATTACTTTTAAAAGTTCTGCAGCTGCTAAATCTTTTTCTATACCTTTAACAAACTTAGTTTTTCTATCTGTAGACAATGGATCTTGACCAACTGCTTTTATAGAAAACAACCTGTCTTGCATTCCATTAACAACAATGTCAACAAACTTAGGTATAATAGGAACTGGTTTCCAATCTAAATTTAAATATGATAAATCTCCATTTACAGAAAACTCATCCTTGTATTTAGCTATAGATTGTTCACCTCTAGCGTATAACCTTAAGTTATGGTATTGATTAGAAGACTGATAGTATCTGCCAACGTTACCGTCTCTGTTAAACCAATCCTGCTCAATAGCTTTAGCTACCTGTAAGCCATAATCATCTGAACGTTTTTCACCATCCGAAACTGCTTGACTAGGAAATGAGCTGTATTGCCCTGTTGTTTTTGCCATATTTATCTTATTATCTCACTTCTTGATCCTTCATTACTGTATTTAGAAAAACTAAAATCAAGTTTTTTTACTATTTTTTCCGCGTTAGGTCTATACATATGTTTTCTGCATGCCATTAAAGCTAAGCCGCTACTTATTGAAGCATCATGAGCTGTTCTTTTTGATATATCAAACTTAGCCCAATCTTCTAAAGTTCTTTGAAAATACA